ACACAAACTTTGTACGCACCCGCGCTTCGGCGTGTGTGGCACACACCATACAGAAAGCTCACTACATGAGTCGAGCTACCAATGTGGAACCTGTGCCATACACGGACTACGATCAGGCGACTGGAAACCGCGTCCTCCTCTCGACGTGTACCATTGAACCTGACCGAGCCCGACCTGCCTATGTCGACCCGAACCTCAAGACGCGCGCGGAATACGCCGGATTCAAACTCCAGCCACGCCACGTGCAGCCTTTTAGGCACTGGACGGTCTTAGCTTCACGACCAGCTCCCAGTTCACGCTTCGCGACCTCTAACCGGAACCCGATAGTGTGTTTCGTCACTGAAAAGTGGTGGCACACGCTGCGCTATTTCACTCGGTATGAAAGATCGCGAAATGACCCCGAAGCCCTCAGAGAAGTATTCCTCAACAAAGTCGATACACCCATCGCTGCGGACCCTGAGGTGGTGTTAGGCATGCGGAACGGATTCGGATACCTTCAACGTATCATTCAACCTCACGTTGGATACCTCCGGATTCAGACCCATGAGGACATCGTCTCGCAGTTTCGCAACGACGCGGCCATTGGAGACTTTAGCGGCAGAATAAAAGGACACAAGAACGTCATCGAGATTCTGAACTCACCAGAATTCAAGGCAGAGGTAGCTGATGAGGAAACTCAACATGCTGCCGGTTTCTGTACCAGATGCGTGTACAATATTATGCCGAAGCCTGAGAAGAAGCCTGCAAAACACGGTTCTTTCCCACTGCCTCGGATAATATGGTACTTTCCGCTTGTCACTCGCTACCTTGAGAAGAAATACCTCGGAGCGATCACCGCGGATCATTGGAACAGTCGCCACATCAACCCAGCGGGGGTCTCAACAATGTCAAACCCCGGCTGGGCACGAACTGCCATGGATCTAACTGAGAACGGAGTCCACTGCATAGCTGACGATATCGCCTCCTGGGACATGCAAATATCCCGAGAGTTGCTCAAAGAGGAACACGCTTTTATTGACAAATTTGTCGTATACCCTCACCAAAGACAACAAGTGAAGGCTCTATACGATGCATATTGTCGAAATATGTGTGTATACTTGATGAACGACCACCTCGGAGCTCCCAGAGAATTTCTGCTGGCAGGCTATGGAAAAATCGGCTCAGGACGAGTGCTGACCTATGATGGAAACACCTTTCTCAACTCTGCACGCGCAATAATGATGTACGTCAACGCCTTTCAGGCCTTGCATTCTTCCCTCCCAACAGACTCTCAAGTGGCTGAGTTCCTGGGATACTGCATGATTGCTGGTGATGATTCAGTCTTCGGACACACAAATGAAGAGATCATCCACCACATGGCAGGACAATCCCCGGACCTTGACACAAAAGGGTTCCCTAGGAAGAACAGACGAGGCCCATCGAAGATCGTGACAAACCTGGAGGATATAGAGTTCTGCAGCCATTCATTCACCACCGTTCGAGACGAAGATAGAGTGGTGCCTGTGGCTGTCAGACCAGTTGGCGAGATCGTTCAAAAAATGGAACTACTCGTCTTCTGGGCTAAGAATGAAAACCTCCCGGCGTACGCGAAGGTGATGGCGAACTGGGCTCTGACGAACTACTGGTTTATGCGTGATGTGTGTGTCATCGCAGAATCTCTGCGGACGATCGTCGACCCCAACGTGGTCATGGAGGGACGGTTGATGGACCCCTTTTGGGGGGACACCGACTGGCTCTCCGACTATGACGTCGGCACACAGATCGCGCAACAGTGGGGAGTCTCTTGGCGGAGTAACATCTACACCTATCCCAAAATCTCCTGGTCGGAGGAAGCAAGGATGGGTTCAGGTGTTGGACAAACTGCCCGAGCTCACTGGAAGCGCGGAGTGAGAGAGTGGTCAGCGCGGCATTACGCCTCCTTTGGGAAGAAACCTACTAACTACAGGGATAATTCCAAAGTAGACGGCGTTGTGAGCTGGTTAGCCGCGGACTACTTCTAGACGATCAATCCTAAACACGACCAATGGGAACACATCTATCAGCACTGGTAACAGAGAGTGGGAAAAGCTTGGCCCCGCCAGCTCTT